TTTGTATATAGAAACCAAATGCACCATCAATATTTATCGCGCCACTTACAACGAATTCAAAACGACTTTGTATGATGATTTCAAGCGTAGGCTAGACGATTTCGGACTGCCGAATAAATTTGGTTTAGTTTTTCGAAGCTTTTTAGGCTTTTTGTTCTTGTGAACCTGGTAATAGTTTAGTCTTTTCATTAATCTACAACTTTGATTAAACCGTGATAAATCATAAAACTGATTTTATCTTTTATTTTTTGCTGCTCTTTACGACCAAAAGCACGTTTGCTGGACTGCATCGTTTGGAATTGATAAATGATGCGCTCTCGCTCGGCTTTGTCGTTAAGATTGTATTTTTTGATGATTTCCTCAGTATATTTCTTCTGGGCACGCTTCCTGATTAGGTATTGAAACCGAATAGCAAGATTTCGTTTGATGGTGGTTAGGATGCTCATTGATTACGGTTTTTGATTTGTAAAAACTGTATTAGTACAATCTAACCACACAGTAGGTTGAGTAATTCCAGAAACAACTCCAAGCCATATTTTGCCGTGAAACAAAAACTTTACTCTATCCAAAAAAGAGGCTTTCCAGCAAGAAATACAAGTGCCATCTTCGGTTCGGCAGATAGGTAATGGCGAGCATTCTTCATCTGTCATTGACTCGGGTTTGCTTAACTCGACATTTGATTGTTTGAATTTGATTGGTTTCATTTTATACTCGTTTTAAAATTTGTAATGGTTTATTCAATTTTAAAGAAACAATCTTAATATCTCTGGCTTTTGCAGCTTCGCGATCATCATCAAAGCAACCGCATAAATACGTAACGCCTTTGTCTCTTACTGTGGAAATCCATTTGTTGGCTTCTCTATTCCAGCGAACGCCAACATAATTTGATACTCTATTGTTTGAAAGGCTACTTTCTTTGATGAATTTTATTGCCATTAAAAAATTATTTTTTCTTTACTTAATTCAAAATCGTGATGTGATGATATATCTAATCCAGATTGCACTTCGTATATAATATCATATTTTCTAATCCTTATTTCGATTATCATTCTAGGCATCTGTTCAATGTCGTGTTTTAGATATACCATATCGCAAATGCTAAAATTGTTTTCGATTTCGATAGTCATTATACTTCAGTGATTAATGATTCGACAAACACATCCTGCTCTTTAAGTACTATTTTCATCCCGTCATTTTCTTGGGATTCTGCAAAATCAAGTAGTGCATAGCCAATGAGTGTTGGATCTACTGTTTCTACTCCTTCAACGAATACTCGTCCGTTACAAATTTCTATCATAGTTTATTTTAAGTATTGGTTATTAAAACAAAAGCAATTCACATTCAATTTTTTATAGAGCTTATCGGTGAAAATTCTTAAAACACCGCATCACCCAACGCTACACGACTTGAATTGTCTACGCGCCACACCAATAATCCGCATATCGTGCAATGATTTTACGAGCCTTTTCCAAACCCGAATGGTTACACGTGAGGGCTTATCCTCTTGAATTGCTTTTATTTCAAATAACATTTTGTTGCGGATGTTGGACTCGAACCAATCTTTAGACTTATGAGGCCTATGTGCTAGCCGTTACACTACACCGCTATTTCTGCGGATAACCTATCTCATTGTACTTTTGAGAAAATTTACTTTTGATATTCGCGAAATACCAATCATAAATCTTTCAGTTATCCTTCCTCTGGTTGTTTGTGGGAGCAGATGGACTCGAACCACCAATCTATGCAGATTACTAGATTTACAGTCTAGCGCCTTTTCCAGCTGAGCAATACTCCCGTTTTGCGTGTCTTTCCACGCTGTCGATATTTTTTCGTTTGCCAGGCAATTTCTTTGCCTCAATAAAAGGTAACGTTTCCCCGATACTGCAACCTTTCCAAATCTGTGTATCGTTTTCCTTAGCGACTTGGCTTTTGCTATGTTGCGAGGGAGGGATTCGAACCCTCGACCTTTGGATTATGAGTCCAACGAGCTAACCAGCTGCTCTACCTCACTATTTAAAAAAGCCGTCCATTGTCTGGAAGGCTTAACTCCTTCAAAAGTAATATATTTTGCAATATAATTGCAAAATATATTACAATTTAGATAAAAAAAGTCTAACTATTTTCTAATGACTTATCCAGCTTTTTCTTGAGTTCTAAAAGTCTGGCTTTCTTTTCTTCTGTAAATCCATCTGATAAATCAACATTTACAATTAGTTGTTTTTGTCCATTGTCTTTTTCGTAAGCTCCGAAATGCTTCATAAATTTTTCCACAGCTTGCATTTTATCAAAAACCTTTACCTTTTTTACTTGACCAATAGCTTCATTCTTTACATAGATTTCGTCTGTTTCTAATTGAGAAATCATAAGTCGAGCTTTCTTTGGGATTGAATGTATGCTTTTAAGATTCCCGTTTGAATCATAAAGTTCGGAAATATCGAACCTCAACATATCGGAAAGCGTGTTTAAAACCTCCGAGATAGTGGCTTTGTTTTCTTCTTTGATTTCTTTTTGTAGAAATGCTATCCTTGTACTAATCTTGTACTCGTTAGAAAGTCTTGAAGCTCTTTCGTTTATGGTTTCTGCTTTCATATTCTTAGTAGAATAAGATTCACGATAAGCCGCTGATTTATCTCCTAAAAGAATATAGGCTTGACAAAAAGCCTCTTGTTTTATGGTTAATTCATTGGTTTTCATATTAGCTTGTTTTTATTAACAAATATATATAATTATATTGGGTTGACATTTTGGAAGTATCAAGCGTTTTTAGGCTTATTATTTTAATTAAATAGGTAGTGCCATTTTTGATAAAATATTAGTAGAAACGTGAGTGTACACCTCTGTGGTTTTACTACTGGAGTGACCAAGATGTTTTTGTATGATTCTTAAATCGGTTCCAGCTTCGAGAAGTGCTGTGGCGTTTGAATGCCTTAATAAGTGAAAATGATAGTCTTTTCCTAGATACTTTTTTACAATTTGGTTGCAACTTGTGTGTGAATATTGCAAATCGAATTGTCCGTTGAATAAAAATTCCTTTGGTTTGTATTCTGAAAAATAGGTTCTAAGAATATTCAGTATTTTTTCAGATAAACCCACAATACGATCTTTGCGGCCTTTACTTTGACGAATGGTAATTATCATTCTTTTGCTGTCAATGTCGGCAATTTTAAGGTTGCAAACTTCACTCACGCGCATTCCTGTAGAATATGCCAAAGAAATAAATATCACCGGCATTGTTCTCAATGGGGATATCATGGATTGTTATGATCTTTCAAGGTGGGACAAGGAAAGCAAGAGACCTAAGATCATGGAAGAATTACAACTCGTTCGTAGGTTCCTCGACTTCCTAGTGGAAACATTCCCCGGCAAGAAGATCTATTACAAGTTCGGAAACCATGAGGAAAGATACCACCACTACATGCTTAAGAACGCCAAAGAATTGTCAGAGGTTCCGGAGATAAGTCTGGAATCCCTGCTAAATCTAAAGGAGTTGGGTATAGAAAAGGTAGGCCGAGAGATTATCAAGATGGGTAAATTCAATCTACTCCATGGTCATGAATTCCAACAGTCTGTAAACCAACAGGTTAATCCTGCTCGTGGGTTATACACCAAGATCAAGACCAGTGGTGGTATTGGACACCATCACCAAATCTCTAGCCATGCAGAGACAACGCTGGATGGGTCTCAGCACATCGCTCATTCATTTGGATGTATGTGTGATATGGAACCGGAATACATGCCATACGCTTATCTTAAATGGAGACAAGGCTTCGGAATAATCGAAGTATTTAAGGACGACAGCTTCATTGTGCACAACAAAGAGGTGATTGGAAATAAAGTAATTTAATCTTATATTTGCGCAATGAAAAAGATAGGAATATCTGGACGTATAGGACACGGTAAAGATGCGGCAGGAGACATGCTCTCGTACATACTTAATGGCGGTTACAGCTTTATGGAGTATGCCAATAACAGAACAGTATTAAACCAGAGAGCAACGGTCCTTAAATTCGCAGACGGCTTGAAGAAAAGAACTGCAGAATATTTTGACATATCTGTTGAGAAACTTGAGGATCAAAGTTTTAAAAATTCCATAATTCCAGGTACTGATATGACCTATCGTAAGTTCCTGCAGGAATGGGGAGTTGCTTGCCGTGGAGTATTGAAAGACTTCTGGGTAAGACTGGCAATGAAGAAGCTTGAAACCTACAGATTGGCAGGATTCCAATACGGCATATTCACCGACGTTCGTTTCAAGAATGAATGGGATGCCATGGACTTGAACATTCGTATTATCAGAAGCGAAATGCTTGAAAAGAGATGGTGGGTAAAGGTGCTTCGTTTCATCAAACTGGCACCGATGCTTAGTTTACAGGAACACATCTCAGAAATTTCCCTAGATAAAGAAACCCCAGACATCATCATCTATAATGATGGAGATCTCAGGGATTTATTCTATGATCTGGCTAATATTGTACGTAACGAAAAATTAAGCAAGAACTAATGGACATCGTATACATCGCAACCCCGTATAAGAGTGGTCCAGACAGGGCCAAGTTCTACGCAGATCGGGCCTCAGCTCTACACATCATGAAGGGAGACATCGTATTCTCCCCAGTATCACAAAACCATGACGTAGCAAACCACATGCCAAATGAGGTAAGGACTGATAACGAAGTATGGTTGCCTCAATGTTTATACTGGCTGGCACAATGTACCTTATTGCACGTAGTGTGTGACTCAGATCACCAACTAGAAATCAGTGAAGGGTGCCAAGAAGAAATCAAGTTCTGCGAGGAACATAAAATACCAATCATAAAAACCTACTATCATGAGCTCTAAGGAGATTCATTTACATTGGACATTCACTCGTGAATCAGAGAAGCACGGACTAGATTCCCTCATTAAACACCAGACTAGACCCGGTAAGGAGAACTTACAGTACCCTCCAGGAAGAACAGGTGGACTAGGTTTTCCAAAGCCTATATTCACCCGTTTTATAATGGCAGATGGCAGACTATTCACCACCGGTAAAGATGGTGATGAGGTACATATTGGTATTCAAGGGGGATTATCTCACGAGTTCCATTATAAGAACACGCTAACACGTGAACAGATGATTACTCTCACCAATGAGATACGCTCACTGCACCAGTCATTCCCTGATATGGTGTTAGTATGGGAAAATTTTATTAACTTTGACGTTGAAAAATGGATAACTTCGGTAATTCTTCGCTGAGAAGAGCACGGTATCTGGAAGAGGATAAGAAAGTAAAAGCTCTCATTGAGTGGGCTGAGTTCTACAAAGGTAATGGACAGTACGAAAAAGCAAAGCTAACACAAATTCAGATCGAGCATGCCAAAAAAATCAGAGATCACTTTAAAGGACCTGGAAGAAACAATAGCAAGCCTGGGAATAACGATAGAGGAAGCGATCGAAAGGATAAAACTGATCGACAGTAATCCTGCTGTATCTTTCTACAGGACAATAGTATCCGCATCTAAACAGTTGCAGGATGCTATCGTTGACGGAACCCTAGACCTTTCAGATAAGTACCAGAGTTCCTTACTCAGGATGCTAGAGGTTGGCGATAAGGTAGCTAAGACAGTTACCGCAGCTAAACTCGAAGCTTTCCCAGAAACAGATATACCTAAGAGCGATGAAGGCGGACTAGGTAATAGGAGAAGGCAATGACCAAGAAGTCAAGATTCGTATACGAAGATTGGGCAGCCAAACATCTTATAAGTCCAAACGCTACTCTTAAGGAAAAGACCTTATGGTTGGAGCGAGAGGAAGAGAGATGGGTAAACGGTCACATGGGGTTCACTGGACCCCACTATTTTGCATTAACCCAGTGCTTCGCTAAGACGGCCAGAGGTAGTAAGACACGTATCATATGGCGAGATGTAGATGATGAGATCTACGGCGCGTATGAAATGGCCAAGCAAAAGACCTGGGACCTTATGATTATGAAGCGAAGGGAGATTGGTCTATCCCTTATTTTTGGTGGGATCATTCCACTATCAATAGCTCTATCAAGTCCCGGAAGTACATGCGGCGTAACCAGTGCGGACAAAGCCAGGCTCAGGGAGATGTTCTTTGAGAAGCTAATGTACGCCTATAAGAATATTGACCCTATGATACGACCAGACATCTTGAGTAAAAGAGATGAAGGTCGTTTGCATATTGGTATAGAAGAAGTTAAGGGTATAATCTCTGGTCTTGATTCCAAGATCATATCCCAAGAAACCGTTAAGGATCCTCAAGCATTTGAGGCATACCGACTTCAGTACTTATTCCTCGATGAGTATTTCCTACACGATAAGGCGGACCAAGTACTTAAATCCGGTAAAGCATCTACTTCCGATGGTTTCTCTCGCGTAGCACCTATAGTTCTAGGTGGTAGTGCCGGTGAATCTTCCAGCAATGGACAGAAGGAAGGTACTAAATTGTGGGAGAATGCCGAAGATTTAGGTATCATTACTTTATTCATCCCTGGCACCAGAGGTATTATGTCTGCGCCAGTACTGGATGAAAGAGGTCACCCGATCCCCGGTAAGGTATTGAATTTCTGTATCAATGGACACAGCGATGAGAAGGCGGCAGGGGAATGGATCATGCGTACCAGAGAAAGGTTGGACAAATTAGAGGACAAGTCCTACCTAGACGTATTTATTAAACAGTATCCTTTAACCCTGCAAGAAGTATTACAAGCAAACGCCAAAGGTAATCTGCCAAAGGATATACTAGATAAAGTAAATCAGAGGGAGAGAATATTATTAACTGAAAAGCCACCGATCGTAAGAGGTAGTATGCGCAGAGATCTGGAAGGTAAAATACATTTCGATCCAGATCTAAAAGGAAGAGTTCGCATCTTACAAAACCCTATAGAAGGGCACACGTATGGAGCAGGGATAGACCCTATTCCATTCAATACCAATAACGTAGGCGATGGATCTAATCAGGACCTAGTGATAAAGGATTTGGATACGAACATCGTAGTAGCTTGGATGTCAGATCGGGACTCAGATCCAGAGGATATTATAAATGAGCAGATCCTATTACAAGATTATTATTATGGAGCCGTAGCCATGCTGGAAGTAAACCGAGGTGGTGTTGTTAAAGAAGGATACAAGACACGAGGAAGAACTGATCTATTAGCAAAGAAGCCTATAAACCTAGGCAAAGGATTTGCCAAAGGTGAAGACAGTATTGGCTATTATAAGAACGATCACACAGCCACAATGGGTAACGTGTATTTTATTGATTATCTCAGGGCTCATACGAATGATATCTATTTCCCAGAACTTCTAGGTCAAGCCAAGAACTGGCTGGCAGAGAACACTGACTTTGTCGATGCTCTAGTAGCTTGTGAAATATACACACGCTCCTGGTTGCAGAGAAAGAAAAAGGAAATTGGGCCTCAGAAACAGAAGAAGATGATCCGTACTGCACGTATGGTGAATGGAAGAATGACTGTTGTCTGGGAAGAAGTGATTACATAATATCAAAATGGGTGTACCCATTGGAAGAAAGTATGGCCACCACCAGATATAAAGTCTGAGTACTCATACAATCATCCTCATATTCTATTTCCACTGAGTACAACGTATCCAAAGATACACTGCAGATATTAATACATCCACCAAAGATCTTAAGTGCAAAGGGTTTTACTAGAGTACCTACAAAAACTTTATGCTTCATGTAACCAGAAGGTAACTTACCTTCTGGTAAGAAATGAATACCGTCCTCAAGAAGTGGTTCCAGCCTTCTTATTATTCTGGCCAGATCCACTTCTCTAAAGGGGATGACAGGTCTTACACCAAAGTCATCTGCGGTACCATCACCGATTCGATCAGTTTCTGACATTGCCATTCGAAAAAAGTAAAATCAATTAAACTACGGTCCAATTCAAAATAAGAATTGAAGCACACCATTCTCCGGCCGGACAATAAGTTCTGTATCTCATCCCGCTTCTGCTTAATCCCTACGCCACCAGTAGTAGTAGGAATATATCTCAGCATTTTACCGTAATCATCTCTCCTCTCATAAGGGTTTCCGTTCTCATCGTAATCCAAGTGTACGTATATCGCATGCCAACCAGCGCTTGCTTTATACCTACCGCAGAAATCGTACAGATCCTTATGCTCTCGCAAGGTATCGGCAATTTTCTTTCCGTGTACAAAGTACTGCTCAACTACATAAGGAATGATTGGGAAAGAAGGATCTTTGTGTGGCTCTTTTTCAATTTCAAAAGCGCCTTTCCTTTTAATCTTACCATCGGTCTTAACAGCTAGGTAATTGTTCACATCTCGTATGAACATCTTATCATAATAGGTATTCTCCAGAATCAATTTAGTTTTCTTCATCCAAGCCAAACTGATTTGCGTGTACCTGTATTCATCTTTCCTTGGAATTCTAAAGGTTGCTCCATCCGTATTCAATTGGATCAACTGAGCGCCCGGGATATACTCCAGAACATCCTCTGTGAGCATACTCAATAACAGCTGACCGTTAATAGTAATACCACAGAAGAAGTGAGGATCGTAGAAAGGAGAGAAGCGGTCAAGACTTTTACCAAATACTCCGTTCAATGACAACTTAAGTCCATCACTAGTAGGCTGGTCTCCAACTTCTTGAGCAGCAACACGATCGTTGAATATATTCTCATAAGTCTGGCAGAAAATATCACGAGGAAATTGCCGAGGATGTAATAGATTACGGATTGCCAAGTTAGGATAGTAAGACTTAACGTCACTGTCGATGATCATATACTCCTCGTTGGAAGAATAGACCCCGGGTGAGATACATGCATGCACCCCACCCATACCATAATCAACTGCTACCCCTTGGATAAATGCACGTGCTAAATTCTTTTTCTTTTTACCCTTAGTTTTTAACCGCAGGTTAAGGGATTCTAGGATGTCTATGAATTCCTCTACATCATTACTCTGTCTGTTATCCAGATCCTCTTTCAATTGTTTCAATTGATCCTTACCGATGGTGGTCTTAAGGAATTTCTCGTGCACCTTTTTAAATTCAGGAGATCTGAATTCTACGTATGGAAAAATTACATCCTTGAGTTCGACAGATGTTTCCCTACCACGTATCTGTTTCAAATCAGACACGGTAGAATTCATGGCCGGCGCTAGGTATTTAAGGAAGATCGTTTCTCCCATAGATACATCACTCATGTTATGCATCTTAGTCTTGAACTTGGTAGTCAATCTCTTACGAAGATCAATCTTATCCTTGTTCTTATGGAAGAAAGCTCGTGTCGAGAATACATCATTCCGGTTATAAGAGAGTATCTCTTCTATAAGATCCTCGGTGATATGAGTGCTGTGATGGATAGGCATATCTTGTACGTTATGCCATTTCATAGAACACTGCAGCGCCTTTAAGGAAGTGGATCTATTCTCATTGTCGAAGTGATTGATAAGGAATAGGTCCAGCTGAGGAATCAATTCTTTGATGTACGTTTTACGCTGAGAGGAAATTACTTGTTGTGCCTTACCGTAAAGTAAACGGGACAATCTATCAGGGTCATCAAACTTCAAAGTAAGGTAGTAGTCTAGAACAATCCAGTCAAAGAATTTATTATTGAACCCTATGAGACCTTCCTTTAATCTAATCCTATCCTGTAGGAAAGAAGTTAATTCCTTACTGTCGTTACGCGATTCGTGTATCACGAATTCAAATACTTCATCCCCTTCTGTAGGACAGAAGACAGCGGTGAAGCAATTGTTTAATGTTTCAATATCGTATACGTAGTTCATTTTAATACTGTTTCAAGATCTTTGAAAATGTTGGGTCTACCTGATGCAGACATCCCCATTCTATAATAGTTGTCACCATTTAATTCCCATCCATAGGATTTAACAGGGATTGTTTTACCACCTGGCATGATCAGTGTCTTCTCAGGTTTATCTTCGTGCCTACGGAAAGACTCAAAGAAGTCGGGTGATAGATTGAAGTGGTCGATCTCCCGACCCATTCTATTTACTGCGTGATAGTAAAGTCTCAGCAGTCCGATTATATTTCTTGCAGCTCTCATAGTAATTGGGCCTCAGATCTATTTAAAGAACACAATGGAACATCCTGTGTACCAATCTCCCAGTAAGTACCAAGCTCTTTATTATGCTCGTACTCTACTGTACCAGGTTCACCTCTAAAGTGGAGCTTAACTTTCTGCACATGCAAAGTAGTTAACCCACTAGAATAAGTAAGGTGTACGCATAGACAAACATCAGGAGTATTAAAGAAGTTATTCGAGTAGGCGATATCGTACGGTCTAGGTACTTCATACTCATCCCCTTTCTTATCCATCTTTCTAGGGTGAGCAATAAGACTTACGTGCACATCATTCCTCTTAGCGAATTGCGATAGCGCAGTAAGCATGGTGCCCACACGTGATGACTGATCCTCTCCACCCATATCGTTTTCAATATGAGTAAATGGGTCCAGTATAATTCCCGATACACCGTATCTTCTAATGGCTTGCTTACCAAGTTCCAATAGGTGGGTAATTGAAAAGGAAGTAAGGGTGTCTACATTATAGAAAATGAAATGTCTATCGATAAAATCCATAGCGATCTCAAGCTCTCTATCCGTCATACGGAATATAGTTTTACCCATGTACTGTTCCATCATTCTGGAAACAGTAAGTGCAGGATCATGTTCAGGTGAGAACACTGCCCACTTCCATCCTTCTAAAACAGATAGTCTCAGCAGAGAGTAATTGATGTACGTAGTCTTACCGTGTCCCGGTACACCTGTCACTACTTGGAACTCTTTCTTATTCCAAGACAAATGTTTATCTGTATCAGGCATTCCTAATTTACTTCCGACAGGATATCCATCTTGACGATAACCACGGATGATATCGAATAGATCGCCAGATTCAATCATCTCAGTGATCGGTACTGGCTTGGCCTCATTGAATATCTGAATCAAGGTGGACTCATCGTAATCCTTGAGGGTATCGTTAGCATCTTTGGCAGGATAATCAATCGTAAATACTTCTGAAGGATCGAATCTTCTGATAAGATCTTCCCTTAATTTCCTACCGGGAGCATCGTTATCAGTAGCGATGTACTTCAATTTACCTTCCAGTTTATCGTACACCTCATCCAACCATTCAAGATTATTGTTCTTGATGCTGGCTCCATTAGGGCAGGAGATCACACTGGTCTTACCTACTTGGTGCCACACCATGCATTCCTCTTCCCCTTCTACGCAACAATAAAAGAAGTGGCAGAAC